AAATCCCTCGCCTTTTGTGATTGTAGCCTTAACGCTGTTTTGTGCAACGATACCAGCTTTAGTCAATGAAGCTATCATTGTTCCGTTATCGAGAACTTTTTCCGCTCCCTCTTTGAGAATGTCAGCGGTCTTATCTTGTACCGCTTTAATGCCGGGTATTAGAAAAGGACGTGCGGGAATATTTTGTGCAGGGCTTCCAAACTCTTGAACGTAACCGATGCCAGCGTTACCCATCGGGTCATCGCTTCGTGCATTCTCTTCTTTTGGGATACCAACTAAGACACGGGCATTTTCTATTTGTTTAATATTCTTCAACACTCCCGCGACTTTATCGGTTATCACTTTGAAGCTCATAATTGAATACATCCTGCGCCATACATTCGCGCTAAACGTATAAACAACTTCCCATAAGTAGTGAGATTCCAATGACCAGCGTTTAATTCCCCGCTTAACTGTGTATCGTATCCGACGCTAACATCCCCAACGGATTTATTCGATTGTATCCCCGTTTGTTTTCCGATGTTACCATCCGCTGCGATTATGAGGTGGTGAGCCGTATGAAGCTCAACCGCTTGAGTACGAATATCGCCCCATCTGTCTAGCGCCACATTAGCTTCGGCAATGGTACTCCAAAAAGTAACCATCGCATCGGGATATTTTACGGTATCCGCGAATAGTGGAAAGTTAAGACGAAATGTTGCGATAGTCATATTATCCTCGTTTTTTGCGTGTTTTAATTTCCGTAACTACTTCTTCGACTGCCTCAACTTGTGGGGCTTCCTCTTGGGTAACTACTTCTTCGACAACTTCCGCTTCGATGTCGTTTTGAATGACTTCTACAAGTCCGTCGCTGATAAGCCCTTGAGTGTACCAGTGGTTAGATTGCTCTTTATTAAGGACGTGTTCACCCGCTGGGAAATTAATCCCGTCGATGGTGAATGATCCTTTAAAGTTAGCGATCATACTATATTCCGTCCCCATATCTAACAGTTTCAGGGTAAACAAATTCAAGTTCCCCAAATGCTGAGATATAAGGTGCGGCAAAGCGGATGCCATGATAGTAAGCAGTTTCGCGACGAATTGGAACAAGTGGATAACGTACATACATATCATCATTTGAATAACACATCATACGATCAACACTTGAAACGCCACGACCTACAAGCCATTTAAGAGGCTGGATATTCAATTTCTTTCCGTTAATACGAAGGCTCAAAGAGTTATCTTCTAAGAACGTCAAGATTGACACGTTGCCCGCTGTGCTTACTTTTTGTGAAGCAATATAAGCGTACTGAGTAGGAGGCAAACGAAGTTCAGACGGACATACTGAGTAACCAGTTGCAGCCCATGCCGCATCAAGCATAGTGTTTACATCTTCGAGGATTTCGTCAGGAGTAGCGTTACCGATCCAAGTTGTACCCGTTGCCGCTTTTGTAGCTACGTTAGCCGCAGTTACTTCCGCGCTGTTCAAAAGACCTTTGTATCCTTGATCTACGTCACCGATATAAACTGACTCATCAATGTCCATGTTGTACTTGACTGTCATACCTTGATACTTTGAAACATCAAGAGGCTGACCGATCAATTGTGAACGCTCAAGCTCAACAGTAGAATATCCTACCTCTTGACCCCAAAGACGAAGTGCTTTAACAACACGCTCACCGTTCACATCAATACCTGCAAGAGTAGTGCTATTTGGAGCGATGAATGATTTACCACCGCCGAGAGTATTGCTACCCGCTGACATACCGCCAGTTGAACCATAAGAGGTACGTGTGAATGATGTAGACTCATTCGCCATTGTAATGCCTGAACGCAACTTAATGTCACGACTCCACGTTACGCTATAAAGCGGCTCGTGAATTGTACGGTCGAAGTTATCCAGCTGATTAACGAAATACGCTAATGAGCTATCCATAGTAATTGCCATGTGTTCCCCTTATGCTTTGATTCGGATTTCGGTGTTATTAGAACCGTCTTTGCCGTCTACTGCCCATACTGCGTTAGTAAGAGCTACGCTGTTTGTTGTGTCTGAGGTCGCTTCAAAATCTCCGATAGCCTTACCCGTTGCCGCAACGACGCGAACATAAACAATTCCGCCGCGAACAGGCGTTCCAACTGTACAAGCTACATTTACATAACCACGTACTGCGATACCTTGAACTGAATCAGTGCTAGGAACTCCACTTGTGAATAACTGTGCTGTGCTTCCGCCAACTGATGGTGCTACACGTGATAAAATCCCGTAGAACTTTGCCTCTGTATCGCCAGCTTCAAATGGTTCAGCTTTACCACTGACCAACTTAATAGGCGCACCAAATGCAAGAACTGGTTTTGCACTGTTTAAAAAAACGCTTTCGACTGCCGTTTCAAGTGGACGGGTAATAGACCCGACAACACCAGAAGGCATACGATATAAAAAGCTATTAGCCATTATCTCTCCTTATTTTTTATTTGCCCAATGATCGGCAAACTTTTTGTTTAAATCCTCGGCTGTTACCTTTGAAGGAGTCAGCAGTGAATCACCTGTCGGTCTCATCATTGTAGCATTACGTTTAACTTTGAGCAATTCCGAAACTGCAACGAATAGAGCGTCACCTGTTACACCGTGAAGCGAACCGATTATCTCTTGACCTTCTACTGTAGCCGAAAACGCATCCATAGCTTTTGCTTTAACGTCGCCGTCTTTAGCGATACCCGGGGCAATGATTTCAGCACGAGCGATAGTGTCAGCCGTTACTTCGTCACACTTATCAATAACTTCTTCTTCCGCATCCATTTCGGTTGATTCCGTTTCCGCCTCTTTTTCTTCAAGCCCTGCAAGTTTTCCAAGAGCTTCGATTACCATGTCGAGTTTTTGTGCGATCTCATCAAGTTTGCCAAGTTCTTTAGCTTCACTCTCTGGCGTTTCTTGATCTTTCATTTCTGGCTCTTCGCCTTCCACTGAATCGAACACTTTAGATAAAGCGTCAATAAACTTTTCTTTGAACGTCATAAGTTCTCCTTTGTCTTTAGATTGACTATCTTTTATTGAACATTTTTCACCGCATCGTCCTTTCAGTACGAGTGCAACGTGATTGCCAACAATATTAGTCTGCTTTCCTTCCCCGTTTTCAAGGTCGGTATAATCGGCTTCATATCCGCATGAAACCTCCCTTAACCCATCTTTCACGGCTTGGATTGCTTTTGCGTTTGTCACTACGAGGTCAGCCATTATGTAGCCGTCTTCTCCTTCCTCGTGAGGTCGGACGTTCTTAACGAAGCCCATAGCTAAATCGTTCCAGTTATCAGGTGTAACGAAACCGTCGGGATGATTTGCCGTGACGGGTTTACCTTCAAACGAGGATATTGTTTCAGGTCGGAGCACTTCGTCTTTTTCTCTGTGGATTTTAACGACGCTTGTTTTTGCGTTAATCGGTACTTCACTTGGGGCATAATCTTGTATGCCAGTACGCGCGATAATTACGTCATGGCAGATTAAAAAGCCTTCAGGTGTTTCGGTGATGTTGTCGCTTAGTTTAGTGCCGTAGTATGTCATGCGTCCTCCAACCATCCGAACCAGTCACCTGTTACAATTGCGGCTTTATCGGTGGTAACCTCCATCAATACAATTGAACCCTCTGGAAACGCCCCCGCGACATTACCGCGAGCGATCTCGGTCATAAGCTGATTGACATTAATGCCTTCAGTTACAGCTTTGGTTTTTTTATTAAATACCCACCAGCTCATAGGACTCCTTTTATAATTGCCATAATGTTACCATGTAGGGGGTGTGTCGTCAAATCACAATTTCACTGAAACATCTACAGTTTGGCAAGCATCCTGCATGACCCGTCATATCGTCAAGCGTTGGAGGGTTTGCCCATTCGACAAACTGCCCTTCCATTTCTGCGTGTGATGGTCGCACGTCGCCATCGGTTGCAGTTCTCCAAATATAGCCACGACTGCCTACGCTTTCGGCTCTTGCTTGATTGAACGTAGCGTTGGCTTTGCTTACCTCTGTACGGGCTATTAAGAGTGCGCGACTTTCCGTCACCTCATTAGTACGTGCAATCTCTTTCGCTACCTCCGAGGCACGTTTACCATCTGCCGCCGCTTGCTGTGATAACTCCTGCGCTCTCAACCCTGCTTTAATAGGGATAGATTTGATTAGCTCCACTTGTTCCGATTGAAGTTGTTTAGCTTTCATCCCTGCAATGCTGTCCGCAAGTTGTCGATTATACTCTTTGCCCATTGACTTCATTTGAGCCGAAAAGAACCGATCAGAGTTTGAGTTAGTATCGCTCAACATTTTTGAGGCGGTACGGATAGCCCAAGGCGTTAGACTCTCAGCATATTTCGCCAATAGAATAAGTGCGGAGGAGTCAAAACGCCAATCATCAACATGACTCATAATCAGCATAGAGGAAGCTTTGGCTATCTTTCGGAGATCGGAGGCGTATCGTTTCTCGCTTGCCTTTGTTGGAGTTGGTTTTAGCGAAGCCATTGTTTTAACTTATCGCCCCAACTAATACGATCACCCGCTTCGTTTGTCGGTAGCTCTTCGGTGGGTGTAGTTTCTACCATAGGCGCTGGCGGTTCGTTCTCAGCCTCTACTATGTCCTCATCAGTGATATTGGTATAAATGCCCGTAATTTCTGCCGATTGCTTAAGCTCTTTTAGTGCCGTTGCGTCGTTGAGTATTCCCGCTTGATACGCGGTCGTGATAGCCGTTGTGATGTTATTCGCCACGGTTGATTTATCAATAGCCGACATTTGCCACAATGATTTAAACTCAAACGTTGTATCGGATGGCATAGGCTTGCCATATATTGAGCGATACGTTGCCGATAGTATGCGCTGGATACCTTCACGCAACATTGACTCTTGTTTGGCTAAGATAGTATCGTAATACATACGCATATCACTTTCACCCGTTGCGCTCATACCGCTTGGAGATTGACCGAACAATCGAACCAATGGAATACCCGAAGCCCCAGCGAGTTGTTGTCCAAATTGTAGGATAATATCACTTACCCCGCTGAATGAGTAGCTATGAGTTTGGAAATCGTCATTCTTGTCTGTTAGTGTCAGCCCCTCGTTGTTTTGGAGCATACGCATATAAGAGAACATAGAGATCAATCCCTCCTCTGCTTTGCCCCCTGCCGCTAGAATCTCACGCAATCCATCGACCCCTATTGTTCTAAGGTAAGCTCTATCAACGAGATTAGCCGCTCCCATCGTTGCAGTGTCAAACGAGATAAGGCGGTCGAATAAA